CATCGCTTGCCTATGGGGACAAAAATTCGTCTTCCAGACCTGAGGCAGGCAGATGATAATCAGGCAGTCGTGTCGCTTTGGGATTAGTCAACCTGCGATAGCTGGTCTACAAATCAACTTATCCGCACCTTTATTGGTCTCAGTTATTTCGTAGTTGCCTTCGGCTACTGCAGTGCTTCCAGGCAGAAACCCGTATATCTGTGGGTCGGCAACTCCTACTGGCTTATCACCCTGCATAAGTGCACATGAGAGCTGGAGCAAACGAAAACTAAAGTTGCTTTCGTTTGCTACAGTTACCAACACAGCTGGTCCGAAGGCGTTGCTAGTTATTTCCTGATTGATGATTTTGACTTTAGCCATCGCTGCCATGGCGTCAGGCGACATCAGTTTATTTTGGCCGGTTGCAACTGTTTGGGTTGCGAACAATGTGGTCAGCGCTACCGCAGCAATTCTCAACATAACTGCCCCTCATTTAGTATGTGAGATCGTAATCAATGTCCAAGACTCCAGCCTTTGAAATAAAAGTCAACGGCAAAGCCGTCGCGTCCATCGTGAATGAACGGCTTATCTCGCTGACTGTCACTGACAAAGAAGGTGTCGGCTCGGACTCGATTGATGTCGACCTGAATGATGGCAACCCGTTCGCCGCCATCCCTAAGAAGGGTGACAAGATCGAGGTCTCGCTTGGATATGCAGAGACTGGCATTCTTCCTTTCGGATCATACACGGTCGATGACCCAGAGATCCGCTGCCTTCCCTACGGCATGAACATTCGCGGGCGAGGGGCGAATATCCGCGATAAGTTCAAACAAAGCCGCTCGCGCCACTGGGATGAAAAGACTGTTGCCGAGATCCTGCAGCAAATCGCCTCCGAGAACGGTTTGCAGCCCGTGATCGACGACGAGGTCGCTTCGCACAAGTATGACTGGTTCGGTCAGCAGGATGAGAGCGACATGCATGTCTGCGAGCGTCTGGCACGCATTCACGGTGCTTTGTTCTCGGTCAAGGATGGCAAGCTGATCTTCGCGAAACGTGGTAGCGGGAAGTCTGCGAGCGGAAAGGATTTGACGCCTATCATTGTAGGGCCATTCGAGATTGTGCAGGGCACATGTCGCATCAACTTCGCCTATCGCAAGAAAGTCAAAACAGTTCGCGCAAAGGTTCGCGACCGCGCCAAAGCTGAGACGGTAGAAGTCGAGGAAGACAGCGACGAGGAAGGCACTGCCGATTTTACGGTGAAGGAAAATTTCAGCACGGAAGCCGAAGCGAAAAAGGCTGCGAAATCCAAGGCTGAAAGCCTCAAGGCGGAAACTGTCAAAACCTTTGTCACAGTGTTTGGCGATCCGACCATTCGGGCAGGCGCGCCGTTTACCTACCTGAATGTGCGTCCGGAAATTGACGGCATAGAATTCATTATCGAGACAGCAACCCACCGCATCAGCAAGTCGGGATATATGACCGATATCGAGGCGAAGCTAAAGCCGGTCGCCAGCAAAGCATCCAAGGATAAGAAAAAGTCGACTGCTGCGAGCACGGCGAAAACAAACGAGAACAGTCCTAAAACGCCTGCGGTGCCGGATCCTAAACCGCAAGCGCCCGCAACCTCGACAACGGGCGGGTCACCTATGGGCATGGGTATAGGTCGCGCCTAGCGCCGCTCGAATTTCCAACGGGGCAATCATGAAATACATTATCCGGAATTATCCGGTCGCCTTCATCAAGTGGGCGATCTACGGGATCTTGCTTCTTATTGCCAAGCTGGTAGCGATCTTGATCGCACCGATTTTGGCGCTCTGGTCGGTGTTGGCAGGGATTTCGGTTCTGCCATATCCGTTCTCGCTTTTTCACACGCATGACGACGACCTGGACGG